TATTGTATTTCATATCTTAGGACATTTCAAAAAGATAGTAATAGTAAATTGGGTAAATTTAATGGGTGGAACAATAACCTTTGCACTATTCCATTAACAATTAATTATGGTTCAATTGATGGAACGTTTTTAAGTACATACTCTTGTGTTAATCTTAATCCAAATCCGTCAACAAAAGGTGCCACACCGATTGCTAATTTTGGGTCAATAGATAATTTTGTTTCATTCATGACTGCCAGATTACAAGAAAAAATACCTTTAGTATTGGATATAGGTCTTGTTAAGTTTTACGCTTGTTATTGGCCAACTAAAGAAAGTGCTGTTAGTGAATCATCATACGATACAAATACTAAAGAATACAAGCAAACAAAACAAACGTTTGATAACGCGTTGGATTCGGCTCTTAATGTTGGTATTGCAACTAAGGCAATTGTTGAAGATTTAAAAAATCAAATTAATGCTACGGATAAAAAAGCAGAAAATAAAGGGGTAATAACACCAATCGTTGTTGCGTCCAATATCTCTTGTCCTCCACCAGTTATTACTTCTTTTTCACCATTATCGGGAAATACGGGTACCATTGTTCAAGTTAATGGTGTTAGTTTTAATGGAACAAGTTCAATTATAGTTAATGGGGTTAATGTACCGTCATCCGGATTTACGGTGTATAACGATACAACCTTAAGATTTAATACCCCTAAAGTTGGTACTGTGGTTAATAAAGGTAAGATTAAAATTACAACACCAAATGGGGTAGTTACTAGTACGGATGATTTTACATTTGACCCCTTAATCGTTGCGTCATCAGCATCATCTCCGGGTGGATATCAAAAGTCTCAAAATAGTGTGTAATAATTTCAATAAAAATTAAAAATTAACTTATTCAAATAACAATATATTTATAATAAAAACAATTTTATGAACATAAAATCAGCATTAGACAACTACCTTGGCAAATCAACGAGATTTTCACAAGCGGATAACGGAGATGGAACACAACAAGTTTGTGATTTAGATACAGGTGATTGCTACACCGTAAGAGAAAGAGACGGACTTATTGAAAGAGCAGGACATCAAACTACTGTAAATAGAAAAGTTAGAGTAGAGACAGCAGGAGGAATTAAACAATTATTAAACGGATAATAAAAATGGGATTAGATAGAAAATTAATACAAGAAATTACAAGGTATCATAATATCAATAACTATATTATGGAGCAGGACGCTATTGAACCTGAAGTTCCTATTGAAGATGAGTTAGGTCCATTATCCCCGCCGACAGCAGGTGGAGATGTTCCACCTCCACCGGCACCATCAGAGGCGATACCACCGGCAGCTCCGGTATCAACAGCGATTGATGTTGCAAATGACCCGGATATTGAAAAAATTGATGATGAGGGTAATTCTGAAGAAATTACAAGTGAAGGTGATGATTCGGAAGAATTAGACATTACCGATTTGGTAACTTCTCAAAAAAATATTGAAACCAAACAAGAAGAATATTTTGAAAACTTATTTAACCAACTTTCAAATTTAGAATCCAAATTGGGTGAGATGGATAATGTTATGAATAAATTAAATTCTCTTGAAATGAAAATTGAGAAATACCGAGAAAAAACTCCTCAAGAAAAATTGGAGTTAAGAAGTTATGACTCATATCCATTCAATCAAAAACTGTCACAATTTTTTGATGACAAACAAGATGAGATGGAAAAAACAGGAAAAAATGAATATGTTTTAACTTCGGATGAGGTTGAGGATATTAATTCAAGTGATGTTAAAAATTCGTTTCAACCTAATTCTCAGGTAGATGAATACAAATCATCATTCAAAAAATAAAATCTTAAAGGTGTCTTAACAGACACCTTTTTTTATTTGACTTTTCATGTTTTATTACCTACATTTGTAAAACAATTTAACAATTTAATTTTATAAAAATATGAGTTCATTAGACGCCGTATTGGCACAGTACGAAAATTCAAAACAAGGGGGCGGGGCCCAAGGAAAAATTTCACAAGAAGACAGAATGAAAAGGTATTTTGCACTTATCTTAGGTGACAACGAAAAATCAGGACAAAGAAAAGTTAGAATCTTACCTACGGGAGATGGTTCATCACCTTTTAAAGAGGCGTGGTATCATGAAATCCAAGTTGGTGGACAATGGCAAAAATTCTATGACCCGGGAAAAAATGATAACGAACGTTCACCATTGAACGAGGTTTATGAAGAGTTAATCTCAACAGGAAAAGAATCTGACAAACAATTGGCCACTCAGTATCGTTCTCGTAAATTCTATGTCGTAAAGGTTATAGATAGAGATAAAGAAGAAGATGGTGTTAAGTTTTGGAGATTTAAATCAAACTATAAAAATGAGGGAATCTTAGATAAGATTATCCCAATTTGGAGAAACAAAGGTGATATCACTGACCCTGAAAAAGGTAGAGATTTAATCATTGAGTTGGCTAAAGCTAAAACACCAAAAGGAAAAGAATACACCACGGTATCAACTATTATGTATGAAGACCAAGGACCAATACATGAAGATGATACACAGGCTAAAGCATGGGTTAATGATGAATTAACATGGTTGGACGTTTATGCTAAAAAACCGGTTGAATATCTTGAAGCAATTGCTAACGGACAGACACCAAAATGGGATAGTGAAAAAGGTGGTTACGTTTATGAAAACGACATCACAAATACAGAATCATTTGGAGGTTCTAAACCATCTACTTCGATTGACCCACAGGCAAATGATTTGCCGGATGAAGAGCTTCCATTCTAATTAACACAAAACAACCCTCCTGAATCGGGAGGGGATTTTTTAACTAACAAAAAATATATAATAACTTGGACATAAACTTGGACAGTTTGTCCAAGTAACTTAATACATAACAAAAATTAACATTTACTTGGACATATGGCAATTAAAAAAAAGACATTCTCGTTAGAGGATATAAAAGGTAAGTTCTCAACCAAAACAAAATATAAACCCGAAAGTTTTTATAATTGTGGTGAAGCGTTTATGGATGCGGTTGGATTACCCGGACCTGTAATGGGGGGTATCAACATGTTCTTGGGTCATAGTAATGCTTCAAAAACGACGGCACTTATATTGGCGGCCGCAGACGCTCAAAAAAAAGGTCATCTACCTGTATTCATTATTACTGAAAAAAAATGGTCATGGGAACATAGTGTTGAGTTAGGATTACAGGCGGAACAAAATGAAAATGGGGTGTGGGATGGTCATTTTATTTTTAACGATAGTTTTGATGTAATTGAACAAGCCACCGATTTTATCAATAATGTTTTAGACTCTCAAGAAAAAGGTGAATTACCTTATAATTTATTATTTTTATTTGATAGTGTTGGTAGTATTCCTTGTCAGATGACATTTGATGGCAAGGGGGGCGGAATGTTTAATGCAAAGGTACTTGCGGATAAAATTGGAATGGGGATACACTCTAGAATTTCAAAATCTAAAAAAGAAGATTACCCTTATTATAATACTTTAGTTGTGTGTAATCAACCTTGGGTTCTCTTGCCTGATAGCCCATTTGGGCAACCAACCATTCAACCTAAAGGGGGTCAAGCATTATTTTTAGCGTCTTCATTAGTGTTTTTATTTGGTAATCAAAAAAGTTCCGGTGTTAGTCACATTACCGCAACTAAAAATGGTAGGACAATTTCTTATGCTACTAGAACAAAAATATCTATATTAAAAAACCACGTAAATGGGATTCAGTTCAAAGATGGTAAAATAATTGCGGTTCCCCAAGGTTATATTGCGGACACAAAAGATGCTTTGGACAAGTATAAAAAAGAATATTCTAGTTATTGGGGTGCAATCCTTAGTGGTACGGGTGAACTTATACTTGATGAAACTGAAGAACAAGAAAGTTTTGGAGAAGAATAAAAAAAAATAATATAATTTATTATACTTTTAGTATATTTGTAGATATTTATTAAATATGGGAAGAAGAAAAGTTGAAGATGAAAAAAAGAAAGTAAAATTGGCAGTGTCTCTTGACCCCCAACTTCCGCAGTACTTTAAGGATAAATCTATAAACTTATCTTCTCTTGTTAATAAATTGTTAAATGAGTATATTAAAAATGGAAACTAAGGTTTGTTCTATATGTAAAGAAGATAAAAATGTTAGTGAATTTGGTAATTCAAAATCATCTAAAGATGGGTTATTATATTGTTGTAAAAAATGTAATAGTGATAGAGGTAAAAAATATACTAAAGAAAATTATCAAAAAACATTAGAGTCTCATAGAAAATGGACGGGAAAAAATCCTGAATGGGTTTACAATCGTCATAAAAAATGGAGAGATGAGAATCGTGAATTGGTGAATGAAATTGGTATAATAAAAACCCTGAAAAAAGAAAAGAATATCGGGAGAATTACAAACCAAGAAAACGAGAACAAAGAAAAGAGCG